TGATGGACGGGGTCGGAGTCGCCGCTATAAAAAATTCCATCAAATTGGACCTGATCGACATAAAAGGCTCATGCGGCACTGGTATAGAGAATTTTGAAGAAATCCCTCAAATCCGCCAGCTTCTTGTTTCTCCCGAGTGGTTCAGCCGGCATTTTTCATACTTTAAACCGGGAAATATAAAAATCATTTCATCACTGGGCGATTCCATGTCCCCAGACATCGAAGACGGGGACGCTGTATTTTTAGATACCTCCGATACTTCTCTAATCCGTGATGGAATTTATGCGGTTCTCATTGATTCAGAGCTATTTATAAAGCGAGTGCAACGGGCTCCGGGGAAACTTATTTTCATAAGCTCTAACCCGGTTTATACGCCGTTCGAAGTCCATTCCTGCGATGGCAGAAATGTCCGTTTTCTTGGGCGAGTGATCAAAAGTATGAGGCTTCTTGATCTTTGATGTAAAAAAGATTTTTTTACTTCACCCTTAACCTCCTCTGACAAAAGAGGAGGTTTTTGCGTCTCTGCTATTTACTTTTGAATTAACTTAGGTTAATATATTTATCGGATAAGAACACTTTGGTGAAATATTCAAGGAGCCCTCATGTACACCTACCGAATCAGCATCACCTCCGATATCGCGGATATCAATGGCAAGCCCGCCGCCGAGTGCGAGCTGATCGATTAACAGGAGACAGACATGGAAAAAGATAAAAATCCGCCTCGCATTACTGAAGAAGCCGCCCGGGATATCTGGGCGGCTGAGCTTAAAAACGGAACCGAATGTTTTCACCGATGGGGTTCCGTAACGTGGCATTTGCTAGATGTTCTAAAGCAATTACATGAATCTACTGGCGGCCATGTCAATGATCCGCTTGGCTTCTTCCTCAGTGAGCCCGGTGATGAGCATCTGTCTGAGAGAAAGAAGGTAGAGGGCATCCATCCTCGCCAAGAATCCCAGTTGAGACGCGAAACGATTGTCTGTTGCCTCATTTATTGCCTTCTCGCGCGAGACACCGCTGAGATTTCGCTTTCTGAAGTCGTCCTTAGCAAATTCCTGAAGCTTCTCTTGATCGAACGCCTGGAGGAACGGGAAATGAATGGCCCCGTTCTCGATGCCGGCAATGATGATTTTTGCGGCCTCGTCGGTGGTAAAGGCATTTGATGGCTTATCCATGAGTTTCCTCCTGTGAGTTGATTTGAATGCGCGGTTACTGGTGGGTACCGCATTCCGATCTTCTCACGGGAGGATCTGAAAAGAAAGAGGGAAGCAAATGAAAGACAACGTCATCGTGGGTACAGCCCTGTTCCTCGCACTCATCGGCGCGGCAACGGTGCTCGGCTGGGTGTACTGGGCAATCTGTGCAATTGCGGGGGCGTGATCCCTTGCCACGAGCGAACCTTTATCTCTGGATTCGCTCCAGACATAAGGGCTTGCGATAAAGGCAAGTTCAAGGGGTGAAATTCCCCGGACGGCTCTGATCCGGCAGCGGCATGCCGGGGAGCCCGAGTGACAAGCTGCACGACCTCACGCGGCTAACTTCCTGAAGCTCTTCTGAGCCATAGGCCTGGGGCAGGTTCCACCAGTGCAGGGAGGACAAAACGCCAACACATGCTCTTTTAACAGAGGGCATCTGTGGGTGTTTTATCGTACACCAGGCTTGACAAAAAGCCAAAAATGTATTAAAAAGCAAGCCTGCTTTTTAATACATAACCTTTATTAGGAGGACGAGCAATGCTTACGTGTTTTGATGTTGCAGAGTACTTCCTGGCAAAGACGGATGAGACGGCAGGAGATGCGATCTCAAATCTCAAATTGCAGAAGCTCGTCTACTATGCGCAGGGGTTCGCTCTTGCAATGACCGGTAAACCTTTGTTTAACGAGGACTTCCGAGCTTGGCAACACGGCCCTGTTATCCCGGAGCTTTACCAAAAGTACAAGACGAACGGGGCCTTAGGGATAAAACCACCGTCTAACTTTGATGCCAGCAAGTTCACGGCTGAACAAAAGGATGTTCTTGAGCAGGTATATGAAGCATATGGCCAATTCTCAGCGTGGAAACTCAGGAACATGACTCATGTGGAGGCTCCTTGGAATGAGACACTGATTGGCGGCATTATCTCAAAGCAACTAATGCGAGATTTCTTCCTGACGCGAATTGATAATGGCTAGGATAAAGAAGCCTCAACCTGGCAAAGCAAAAAACATAAGGCAGGCGGAAGATGCCAAGGGAACCGGTAATCTTCATCCTGCCTTTTCTTTTCAGTACATGGCAACGAACCATAACTTGCGCGATTGCCAAAGCTCAGAGAAAGCTTCTTTGGCTGAGGCTTTGTTCAAACTTAGCTGCATGACCTGGGATGACATTAATTCTTCTGGCAGGCACAAGCTTGGCTGCGAGAAAATCAGCCAGGATTGCATTAAAGCCCCTATCCCAAAAGGAATCACCCCAGATGTCACTTTTTTGGCATTTCGTTTTCATCACAAAGCCCCAATGGTTGGTTTTAGACGTGGCCAGATATTTTTTATTATTTGGCTGGATAGGGATTTCACGCTTTATCGGCACTGAACCTTAATTTATAGCTTTTGTAGCAAATAACCGTTTTCATTAAATCCGCCAGGCGCAAGTCAGGCGGATTTTTTTTGGAGGAAAACTTCCAAAGAAGGAGGCGTGAGATGACGAGTGTTCTCTCTGAAAATGTTCGGTTGCTTGCCTATGCGTTTATCGCTTTTGATGTGATCTTTGTTATTCAGGCCATCTTCGGTCTCATCAGGAACAACAAAGATCGGGAGACTCACGAAGAGGTGCGCAGATGCATGACTTCTTTTCTGATTGATAACCATATCGATCAATTAATTGACCGCAGGTTGAGATTAAAGAAGCTTGCCACTCGAACTCAATCATCCCATCTGGGAGAAAAGGAACTCAAATGAACTATGTAACACTGATTTTTAGGAAAGGAGCGTGAGATGGAAGGCACAGCAAAAGTATACGGGGCGGTGCTGGAAGTCGCCCGCGAACTTGGCAGAGCCGGCATCGGGAAGCGATCCTCTGAAGGGCTGCGGTTCTCATACCGCTCGATTGAAGATGTGCTGGCGGCTTTAAACCCGCTTCTGTATCAGCACCATCTGATCATCTACCCAGAGCGAATTGACCAGGAACCGGAGCAGTCCGTCAGCACTCGGGGCGGCGGTGTGCAGCGCCTTGTTCGGACAACGATTACATATCGTTTTGTAAGCACTGAAGACGGGAGCTCATTTACCGCACAGGCGCTCGGAGAAGGGCTTGACAGCAGCGACAAGGCAAGCGGCAAGGCGATGAGCTACGCGTTTAAGAGCGCGATGTTCCAGACCTTCTGCATCCCGGTTATCGGCATGCCAGACCCTGACGCCGAACAGGGAACCGAGATAGCCGCGGCGCCGGTCTCGCAGGATTTGCTGGACCGTGCCCGTGACGCCGCTATGAGCGGTCTCGAAGGATACAGAGCTTTCTTCAAGAGTGTCTCTCAAACTGAGAGAAAGAGCCTCGTCTCGTCAGGCGAGCACGAAAAACTGAAGGCATTTGCTGAAGAAGGAGAAGGAAATGCAGGCTGAATCACTTAGCCACGGAGACGCAAACCCACTCCAGCGAACCGCGAAGTGGTTCTCAGACCGTTGCGGCTGTCTCACGGCATCCCGCGCGGCTGACGCGCTGGCGATATCGGCGAAGACCGGGAAACCGCTCAAATCCAGGCAGGATCTGATTGATACACTGATCGCGGAACGGGCAACCGGAGTTGCGCAGAGTTCCGGGACGACCTGGGCGATGCAGTGGGGGATTGATCATGAAGCTGAGGCACGCGAGGCGTATGAAGCGGCTACAGGCGAGATGGTGGATCTGGTGGGCTTCATCCCGCACCCGGATATTCCTTGGTTTGGAGCGTCCCCGGATGGCTTGGTCGGCTCGGATGGGCTTGTAGAAATCAAATGCCCACAGACTGTCACGCATCTGCGCCGAGTGGCGGCAGGAGTCCCGGCTCCAGAGTACCTCCTGCAGATGGACGTGCAGTTAATCTGTACTGGCAGGAAATGGTGCGACTATGTTGACTATGACCCGCGGCTTGAGGCAAAGAATCCGGAGCTCACGCTTTTTATCCGGAGATATGAACCCGCCCCCGAACATCTTGCGGGGACGCTTGAGGCTTGTCGGGTATTCCTCGCGGAGGTCGACAGCCAATATAGGAAGCTCATGAATCTTGGAGAGAGGAGAGAACAAAATGTGTGAAGCGAAATTCTCAATTGAAATCGGGAATGGCAACCCGAAACTGCTGATCCGTGTTGGGGCTTTCAACACACTGCAGGGTGATTACGTGCTGAAAGATAAAGAGACGTGCGAGCGGCTGAAGGCTCTGATTGATCAGGCGGAGGACTT